CCTTTAACGGTTTAGGAGATACATTGTCTCTTATTCCCTCAAACTGTTTTCTAAGCATTTTTAAGAATCTTTTCTCATCTTCCGGCCCAAGACATATACTAAAAGGCATTGGGTCAACTTTACCATCTTTGTCTTTGTAAAAGAAAATGCTCATAATCCTATTAGGAAAATCTTTGTATAGTTTAGATATGGCATAGAAATACAGTAACAGTTGAGGGTCTTGTTCTAGCTTTTTATAGTCTTTTACCTCTCCTGTTATCCAGTCCATCCTACGACCGCTTTTCCAGTCAATGACTTCAATTGTATCATCTCCTATCAAAGTTGTCAAGTCGATAGTTCCCTTGATTGCTAGTTGACCAGAGACTTTTTTTCCTTCTATTTCGTATTCAAACTTAGCCCAATCTTCTTCAATAGGAATGTCAAACTGCGCTTCTGGGTGGTAAATGTTTCTCTGTCTTGGGTCAAAAAGACTGTCTGAGTGATTAAGAAAAGTGAATACAGTATCTCTAACAACCTTCCTGTCTCCCCTTGTGAAGTTATGAATTGATCCCTCTGCATAATCTGTGACTGCTAATTCACACATTCTTTCCACGAACTCGTCCGTGTAAAGTTCGTCTTTTGTGATTCTAATCTTACCGCATTTATCGTCCTCGATAACTAAATATTTTCTTTTAGGGTTATCCTGCTGAAACTTTTTTAGTCCAGCAAGAATTTCCATCACCTTATGGGCCATAGTTCCTAAGTCTGCTTTTTTATTACTATCAGACCTATGCCCCAAAACATAGGTTAGAAAGTACTGCATTTGACAGAAGTCGTAATTATTATAACTTGAAGATCTTATATATGTTACTATCATTAAATCTGCTCCAATATTTTTTTGACTTCTATTATAGTATCGCCAATTGTCATATTACCGTTATCAAGAACACTCCAGAAATTAGCGTGATTATAGTTGTCTACGTCTAGCGCAGTCTCGCTATCGTGCTTGTCTTCGTGTACGTCTCTTTCTAGTCTTACGACTTTACCCCCCGCCCTGTTAATTGCTTCTACTTCGTTAGGAAATCTTACATCTGCAACAATAGAAAGTTCGCTACCTTCTTTTGTGATTTTGTTTAAGCAAGCATTGGTCCATACGTTTGGATGAATATTACGCATAATATCAGTTCCAAAAAACTGCATGAATTCTCGCGCTGTCATTTCCCCTTCTCTCCAGCCCCAACTCTTTTTTGAGTCTACTGGCATTTTCTTCATTATCTTCATGTTTTGATGCCTTGGCATATCTTCCCATCTTATATCGGAAAGTGTTTGATTTTTTTGTTCGTCTGTACCATAGGCTTGATCGTATGTAAACCCAAATAGATTTATACACATGTCTTTTAACGAATCGGCAAAATTATATAGTTTTACATTAGGCCACATGTTGTAATGAGCATACTCTATGAACTGCTCGTCCTTTCTTTCTATTTCAAACTCACCCCAACCTTCCTGACCTTTAGAGTTACTTGTTTTGATCAACAACTTCCCTTGTTCGTTTATGTTATAATCACCGATCATTTCTTTTTGAAGCAACACTTCGCCGTGGATTATATTAGCAACGGTTGTTTTACCTGCTTGCTTCTTTCCGGATATACCTAGAATCATCAATAAAGTCCTTGTACTTGGGATAAAATATGTTTCTCTATTTTTTTAACAGATGTATCTCCTACGTCTTTTTTTGGCATAGGAGGATAAATTAAATTGAACATTCTATTTAACTCTCTCTGTATCTTCATTCTTCCTTCTCTACCTGCTTGGTCCATGTCTGTCAGTACAACTAAGTTTGTAACACCTGATTTTACAATGAGAGATTTTTGGGTTTCAGAGATATCTTTACCAAAAAGACCTACGCAATTTTTAACACCAGCTTCGTACATCCTCCAAACATCGCCTTGACCCTCTACAACAAAAAGTGTGCTTTTCTCTTGAGCAACCCCCATTGCATTGTCGTAATTATACAGATAGTCTGTTTTCTTAAAGCCTACGGAGAACAAATATTTAGGTTGTATAAAATTCTTTGCCGCTCTCGCTATATATGCTATCTCTTTTTGTTTAAAAGTTACTGGGATGATAGCACGATTCCACATCTTTGAGTTTTTATCTATACAATCTTGTACTCCAAAATGCTCTAATGTGTCAGGTAAAAATCCTCTCTTTTCAAAATAAAAAGAATTATTTAACGTTTCTACATCTCTCACATACTCTGATTCTGTAGTCTTTTTCTTTTTACTAAATATATTAACTATCTCATCAAACTCACTTTTCTTAACTTTTGGCTTGGTTGATGTAGACCTGTACTCGTTTCCAATGTTGTAAAGTTTACATATGTATCCTAGTGTTTCCGAAAACGTACCGTCCTCCCTGACGGCGCGAATAAACCCAAATATATCAGTACCAAAATCTTCTTGACATCCGCGAGTCCAACACCGCCAGTTCTTTTGAGTTAGGGATATTGACAAGCCTTTATCGTTGTCACCTCCGTGTATTGGGCATTTCATAAAAATGTTATCGGATATCTGCTCGTACTCTAAGTCTAAATCTTCCAGCAAGACATCTATGTTATCAAGGATTAGATCTTTTACTTTATCTAAATCAAGCTTTTTCTTTGTGTTTGTCATCTGGGGTCTCTGTTAAGGTGTGTTGTATACTTTACAAACACTTCTTCTTGTAAGTCGTAGAATAACTTTTCATCTTCTGTTTTAACTAGCCAATATGAAGATTGTGTCATTAGTCCACTTTCGTAAACTTTAGTAACCTTGTATACAGACTGTGCGTCAGGAAGTGGGATCACATCTCCATGAGAAGGCCCACCATTAAATTGTGCTTCATATCTAGTCATTTTTTTCCTCGTCAAATGGTAATTCAGCGCCTTCTAGGGCATCGTCTGTTCCAGATTTAATAAACTCATCTCTTGTTCTTAGTTCTGAAAGTTTAGCATAGTCGCCATCCATTCTGAGGTTTATGTAGTTTCCATCATGCATTCCGGGTCCATGTCTAGAGACGATGGGTACAAGTTTTCTATTGCCTGCCTTTGGACCATCTTCTGCAAGTTCCTCCGCTGACTTTTCTTTAAAGATGGAGAATGATGTACACAGCCAGATAAGTCTGTCAGAACCGCTTACAGCGTCTGTAGACTCTTTTGTGATACCATCTCTATTCAGTTGAACAAACGCAAGACACGCGAAGTCATACTTAACAGCAAGGTTGTGTAGGTTTGTAATTTGGAATCCAAGCGCTTGATATTCTTGAATGTTCCCAGATATACCAGCAGACGACATGAGTTTGAGATAGTCATAAACAACTACACACTCGTTTGTTCTTCCGTTTTCATCTGTGCCGACTTCTTGAATTACCCATCGCTTGATATGATTTAGGATATTCTCAAATGGCGCTCCTGCCACACTAACGTATGTATATGGTATATCTTTTATTTCTTCCATTGCTGATTTAACAGCGATAAACTTTTCTTCATCTTGTGCAAATTTTCCTGTAGATATTTCACTAATGGGAACTCCACTCATACTAGATAAGATTCTGTTTAAGTGATCTTCTTTGCTCATCTCTGTATCTAGCATCAAAACGGGTACACCCTTTCTTGCTACAGACACGGCAACGTTGTCACCGAATACAGACTTGCCAACTTTAGGTCTAGCAGAAACTAGGTCTACACATTTACGTCTAAGACCACCGCCAATGGCGGCATCGTACCTATCAAACCCGCTAGGTACACCAATCTGGTCACACTTGTTTTCGATAAGAAAGTCAACATATTCTTCTAATCCTTCACCTATTTTTTCAGGTTTATCTCTAGTATCGTCGTCTTGAAGAAACTCTGTAATTGGATTTTCTACGATACCAATAATATCGTCAATATCTTCGTCACCTTTTATTTCTTCTATATCTCTACCAATCTTGCTGGCAAGACTTCTAATCTTTCTGGCAAACTCAAACTTTTTAATCTGCGCAGCAAAGTGGATTACATTATCTTTCTTTACTGGGAACTCCATTAAAGAATTTATGTATTCAAGTTCTTGTTTGGTTTGTATGGTTTCAGAAAAACCCAACTGATCCGCAGCAGAAAGCAATGCGGGTAGGTCAACCTGAGTTTCTTTTAGTAGTATTTTCTCAATGCATTTGTATATTAGCTGATTATTTTGATGGCAAAAGCTATTGTGATCTATTATATCACTTATTTCAACGTATGATTCTAGACCGTAGGTAAAGAGACCAGCTAACACTGCTCTCTCTGCGCCTAAGTCTAACAACTTAGATTCCATTACTTGCCCCCACACCGATTACATCGGTGATACTCTCCATAAACTAAACTAGCATGTTCCATGTATTTTTTTCCACAAACAGAACACTCAAGCTCAAGCTTCTTGGTTTTACCTCTATTTCTAGAACTTCTTTTTCTGTCTGAAGAAAACTCTTCTTCGCCTTCTAGTTGAAAGCTACCATCGTCAACCCATTTATTCTTCTTGGCTTTCACCGGATTTCTCCTTGTAGAATCATTTATCTTTCTAGTAACAGTAAAATCTTCATTTACTTCTATATTAGAAGAGGCTATCTCTTCTTTTTGTTCGGGTTCTTCTTTTGTTTCTACACCCATCGTATCACCGATAGTTTTAAACACCTGTTGAAATTGAGACATTTGCTCTGGGCTAAGTGATTCAATAAAATTAGCCATATCTTCTGAATTCATTTTCTTTTACCTTTTTCAAATAGTATGTCAGCCTTCCTTCTTATATTATACTCTCTAGACTTGATATTTTCAAGCCTTCCTTGAGCAGTTATTTTCCAGTCATTAATTTTTCTCGCTAGATCGTCATTTCTAAGAATAGTAGCCACCTTGGTTTCGTGCTTGGCGTATGTATCCCAGACACCACTACTTATCAATTCAGATATAATACTTTGAAGAGAGTTCTCGCACCACCGTATTACGTTTTCGCAGTTGGCGCGTTCTGAACCTACGTGGTCTACGTACTGCATTAGTTGGTAAGCATGACCAAAACATTCTTCCTGAGTTAACTTTTGCATACCATCTAAAGAAAGCGTTTCTGCTATGGCGAACTCTGGGTTAAACTTTGTTGGCGTTATGTTTTTAGCGGTTATGTAATTTTCAATACCATCTAAAAACTCTTTCAATCTTTCAGCGGCTGTCAATTTGTTTTCTCCAATCTTCTATACTTTCTGAATACTTTAATACAATTAAATCTATTTTGTTTAAGTTACACCAATCTTCTTTTACACTATCTCTTTTCAAAGAGGTTAAGAATCCGGCTTTAGTTTTATGAAAAAACTTACAAAATTCGTAGTGCTGTTGCCCATGAACCTCTATCCCTAATGACAAGTTGGGTATGAAAAAATCCAAGAACAATACAGATTTTTTACTAGGACACCTAGAACCCGGAAGTTTTACCTCTTCTAATATAGAATAACCAGAAAACATTTCATGTAACAGATCTCTTGCTACCATATGATAGCGAGATTTCTTTGTTTTGTCATCTTTTTTTATAATATATTTTTTAAGGTCTAGATTGTAGCCTCTACCGTTTAAACCCGTAACTTTCATAGAACACTTTTGATTTCATCGTACAGAAACTCTTGTATCTCTTTGTTCTCTTTTATGAATTTACTCAGGTTCGCCATACCTTGAAACTTAAAGAATTTCTCTAGAGCTTCTTGATTTTTTGCGTCTACTTCGTGTTTTTTCAGTAGCGATAAAATTCTTTTGTCTTCAGATCCTATAGCAGATGATACGGTGTACCAAGCGCCAGCTTGTTTAATAAAGGTTAGTTCGTTTGCTATTTCACAAAGTTCTCTAACCTCATCAATGCCTGTTCCATACTTGATATAGGATACAGCGTTTGAGTTAGGTTTACCTCCAGACGCAGAGGTTTTTACTAGCCAGTTAGCAACCTGACCTACATCGTGACCATTCTCGTCTGTCTCTTCCCACTTGCCCCTGTGGGTAATTACCATGTTGGTTCCAGCTTGATACTGAATCATGTTTCCTCCATCTGCCATTTTAGCGGGCGACCATCTTGAACCCCCTGTGTTAGCTATGTTGTGCAAGATGCAAACCAGCATAGCTCTTGTTCTTGAAACATCATTAGAAATTCTTTTGAAAAACATGGAGTTTAGGCGAGGTAACTGATTCCTGACACCTGTCCGAATCTCACCATCTAATTCGTCTTGGGGGACCATGCTAGAAGATGAGTCTACAATTCCAAAGAAATCTGGTGTATTTTTGACGTAGGTTTCTATTACATTTAAAAAGGTTTCTGCTGACACTACAGGTTGAGCATCTGTAGCTTGGACAATCTTAATTTTTTCTACATCTAAACCTTTAATACCTTTGAAGTTTTCTTTTGTTAGCCTACCCTCTGTATTAAAATAGACAACAGTTTTGCCTGCTTGTTGAGCCTTTGCCGCAGCATAAAGCGCCGTGGTTGTTTTTCCGGTCTTGGGGTCGCCAGCCATCAAGGTTACACTACCCTCTCTTAGTCCACCGCCTAGCGCTAGGTCTAAGGCTGGAGAGATTGATAGGGTTTGGAAATTTTCTAGATCTTTAAGCACCTTTGTGCCTTCTTCTACAATGTCTCCATATTTTTTAATAATCCCATTGCTTACAATGTCGTCTTCAAATTTATTCTTGGCTTTCTTCTTTGCCATTGTCTAATCCTCTAAGTTTGTTTAGTCCAGATTTCTTTCCGTAAGATTTCTTCCTAGTCTTTGCTTCTTTCTTTACGTCTAATTCCTGATTAGGTTTCTTGTCTTCTTCTTCTATTATTTTTTTCTGTTTAATTATTTCTGGGACAAGACGTTTGTTCTTTAGAGAGAACACGGATTTTTGATTAGCAACCGCCTTTAGTACAGCTTTCTCGCCGTACTTCTTTATTAGACTATTTGCAGCAAACATTTGCTGCTTAAAAGTCCAATCCCAAGGTTTCTTGTTCCAGAATTTATATGTAAGATTGCCTTCGTTCTTGTACTCTGCTAGGCGAAGACACATCATTTCCGCCAAATAAGAAGCGCATGTGCAATGATCACCAGTTGTTTGGTGTTTATACTTACTCTTGTCTGTTCTCTTTCGTTTTGTCATAGATGATTGCTTCTTCAAAACAGTTTTCAATTTCATCTTCATATTCTTTATCTAATACAAGTTCTGGTGTAATCCACATTTTTTTAGAGACATTAGACCCTTTTACTAAACCAATCGTGTAGTATTCTTTAGAGTCTGAGCCTAATGCACCCAGCAATGATCTAATTAAATAGACACCATCTACCGCATCGCTTATATCTATAGTAGCCTTATGAGAGCGATATTGCAAGTACAATTCTAATAAAAATAAATCTTCTTCATCACACTTGGCTTTTAACTCTCTCCATCCTTCAAATTTATCATAGTTAAATTCTTCGCCATTTGTTAGCTTACACCTAATCCAAACCGCTTGTTTATTTTTTCTATAGTCTTTCAACCATTTTTCCCTATCCATTCTATCTCCTTATGGAAGTTGTACACTCACTTCTTTTTCCTAAGAACTGTGATTTTTTTCTGAAATCATCTGAAATTGTAGATCCATTTTCTGTCATTACCGTAGAACCTCTACTGGAAGGTATTTGAGATGCTAGGTGTGTAGGCTCTTTTTTTTGTTTAGTGTCTTCTGTGTTCTTTTTCTTTTTTTGACACTTGCTGGCATAGGCTTTAACTACACTTTTTGCTCTATCTAAATCTGACGATAGTACATCTAGATCTACGTCACAGTTGTTTTCTATGTAAAATTTTTCTATCTTACTTAATGGTCCTCGTTTACTCATTTATAAATCTCCTGTTTGTCCTTGTTAAATAAATTGAATTTTTTGTTTGTAAGTAAATTAAATAAAAATCGAATGTGTCTTTTGACACTCTTTTAAGTTTTGTTTCTAAGTAATTTTCTCTAGTTGCCGCTGACCCCATAGGATCAAATGGTTGGTTTTGATAAATTTTTATTAAGTATGTTTTATCTTTTTCAGATTCTACAATTTTTGCGTATGTTTTTTCTTTACCTTGAGAAACAGTTCCGTTCTTATTAAAATCTATCTCCTTTTTTATATTTATTTCTTGCATATTTTTTGTATCTTCGTTTATGTACTTCATCTTCCCTCCATGATGTATTTAGTTTTTTGATTCTCTGACATTTTATTTATATCTTTCAAAGACTTATCTCCCTGTTTATGATGCCAAGGTTTTTCTGGTGGAGGATTCTTTTCTTTTTTCATAGCCTCCATCTCGTTTATCTTATTTTTATTGGTGCGAGTGTTCTTATCTGCAATGCTACCTATTGTGTTGCTACCCGCCATGAAACTGTGAAGCCCGCCTGTAACAACCCTGTAAAGTCCGCTTGTTCCACAAGCCTCACATTTTTTTAACTCTGGGTCTGTAACTTTTTGAAACACGTCAGTTACTTCTGCTCCACAGTCTTTGCATTCGTAATCATATATCGGCATTAATTCTCCAATCTATTTAATATATTTCCTAATATTCCGTTCCTTTGGATGTCGCTATATCCTAATCTACACACACCGACACCCTCTAGTCCATCTAACTTATCTATAATTTCTTCTAGACCACTCTTTCTGTTTAGGTCCGTTTGTCTTACGTCCCCGTTTATAATAACCTTACTGCCCTGTCCCATTCGGGTGATAAACATTTTGATTTGTTCCCAAGTACAGTTCTGTGCTTCGTCTAATATCATATATGAATTATGAAACGTAGACCCTCGCATGATTTCTAGTGGCGCATATTTAATCTTACCTTCATTACTATAGTGTCCATAGTAAGCTCTTCCAAGGAAAAACTTGAAATTTTCTTGCATTGGCAGGAGATAAGGCGCTATCTTATCGAGAAGTTCTCCCGGTAGCGACCCTATTTCCTTACCAGTACATACCAGCGGACGGGTTACAACAACTTGGTCTATGTCTTCACGGTGTAAGTGTTCTGCTGCTATGCCCGAAGCTATGAAAGACTTACCACAGCCAGAGGGACCGGTACAGAATATCACATCGTTTTCTATGATTGCTCTTATATAGTCTTTTTGTCTGGGTGTTTTAGCCTCTACTATTTTAACTTTTTGTGGTGCTAAGTTTTCTTTTCTGGTTTTTCTCTTGGTCATCTGTTAGCCTTATTATTAGTGTTATGAGCCAGAACTTCCAAACCCTCCCGATCCTCTATTTGTATCGTCCAAGTTGTTTACCAACTGTAAGTCAAAATCCTCTACTTTTTGAAATACTATTTGTGCTATTCTGTCGCCTTTTTGTAACTTGTAGTCGTTATACTGAGAGTTGTATAGTATAACCCCAATATCACCTCTATAAGACGAATCTATGACGCCAGCGAACACGTCTATTCCATGTTTATACGCCATTCCAGATCTAGGCCAAATTAACCCAACGTAACCTTCTGGAATAGCCATAGCGATCCCTGTCTTAATTAGTTTATGGCAGTGTTTTTCAATTATAGCCCCATGTAAAGCATAAAGGTCGTACCCAGCGTCCGATCTGTTTGCTTTGGTTGGGACAATTGCCATGCCGTCAAGTTTTTGCACTTTTAACTGTGGCCCATTCCAACTAGGAAATGGCGCTCTATGTTTATTTTGTGATTTTCTTAACATTTTCTCTCTGGCTAATTCATCTGGATGGGTACTCATATTTCGCACTTTCCTCCTGCGCAGGCAAGCTCCTGCTCTGGTTGAACATTGTTAGTTTCCTCGATAACATTTGTAAAATCTACATCTTTATATTCACGATTCATGTCAACCCACTCTTTCCAGTTGTATACATCTTTCATGCAGTAGGTTAATTGTCTCAAGTCTCCATTGAAATATTTACCGGCAAATTTCTTGCATCGGTCTTTCCAAGCTTTTTTTCCATTACCTTTGATCTTTTCACCTACGCCAAGCAAGCTATCACATGCGGTCCATAGATTGTCTTCCCAAAGCGTAAGGGCGACTTCGATCAGACCGCTAACAAACAAAGATGCGTCACCGTAGTGTGCAACTTGTTCGCTTGGCAGATATACGGTAGTAAAAGGGGCTTGAGGATAGTCTTTATCTCCAGAAATAGGAAGTAAAGAAATGCCACAGAAATATTTTCTATTCTTATAAATATACTTTTCTACTTCTTGCCATTCGTCTGGCTTAACATTGATAGTATTACTTACATTATGAACAAGCCAAGGTTGTGTACATAGTTCTTTATTAGTACCGTTAATTACCCAGTTTTGCTGTGTAGACTTTACATAGTCCAACAACTGAATAGCATCTACTGCATTTTTAGTTTTACTTCCGTCTGGAACTTCTACGCAAAAACCAACAACGTCATCGCTATCATTATTACTCCAAACGCTTTCTTCACATGCTCTAGGGTTAATTTCTTTCATGTAATTATAGATAGGTTCCATCTTATTTGCCTGTACTCGCCTAATGTAGCGTTTGGCGTGATGTGGATGGATGCCGCTAGATGTACCAAGGATGCAGCTAGAAGTACCTTCTGGTTTGATACAGGTAGTGCGAGCGGCTTGATTGACACCGATCATTTCTGCAATCTTTTTGTTTGTTTTCTTTACAATAGTAGCGCCACGCTTTTGTGCAGTTGCGTCTAAGCAAATTTGATGCTGCTCCATTATACCCGTCATACTTACACCAAGCAAAGCTTCTCTGGAGATAATTCTTTCTGACGCCTTGCCCAGATATTCAAACTCCGAAAAACCCGCCTGTAGAGTGCCTATGATGGTGGCGGCACGACAGGCATCAAAAAAGTCTTGTTCTGTTTTAATTTTTGCACAGTTGATTGTACTAAGATTACAAGCCTGCCATCCTGACTCTTTTGTTTTTTCGCACACAGGCCACATACCAATCTCAACGCAGGGATTGACTAGCAACTCTGTACTGTCTGACCAAACAAATCCCGGTTCTCCAAACTCTTTGACAGATTTCATTAATTCTGCGAATTGCTCTTTGCTCGTTTCGTCCCTGAGTAGAAGCGCCGAGTTATTGGATCTTCCTCTTTGTGGGTTGTCGATGAACCAAGTTCCTGTTTTAGCGGTCGCCATCTCAGTGTCGTCAGGGCTAAATACGCAAATGGTAGCACTACGGCGGACCCCGCCAGAAATAACAGCGTCAGCGGTATGCATAACAATGTCATAAGCTTGGATGGGTGAGAGTTTTGTTTGTCCATCTTTCAATGCCTTGTCTAAAATTTTTCTAATGTTTGTAAGTGCTTTTTTAAGCGGCTCTGGTCCCGGTGCTTTGCCTCCACTAGATTTAAGGTATGCTCCAGCAGGGCGAATCTCGCTATAGTCGAAGTTTACATTCTTGCCAGAATATTCTACAAACAACTCTTCATCAGCAAATTGATTAAAATAACTTGATACGAGGACTCCGACAGCATCACTCCACCCCTCAATCGTGTCAGGTATGACATATTTTTTACTTCCTTCTTTTTTAGGTAGTAATTCTGGTAGTTTGTCTATGTGGTGTTTTTGTACACTAAACCCTGTTCCACAGCCGCACAGAAGAAGATACATACATTCTTGAAAGAATCTTGTTCTGTCACAGAAAGATACAATGCAATTATACATTCTTGCATTGTGTTTAAAGATTGGCTTGCCGCCAAATTGTAGAGCGCGCTGACTACCAAGCACTCTCTTTTTACGCATTTGTTCGTATGCCCATTCTACTTCTGGTAATACTTCTGGTTTGTCTGCGTATTTCTCAAGCATCATTTGCTTGACTCTATCTACAGCCTCGTTCCAAGTTTCTCTTCTTTTCTTTTCCGGTATCCATCGTGCATATTTGCTAACAAAAGTATAATCCATAAGGGACTTCAATGACATTAATTTGTTCCTCTGTATATTAAATGTTTAGTAGATAGTATATTATAGATTGAGAACTGTAAAAAATCAAGCACAATTTGTGTTACTGTCTCATTAATTTTGTGATGTAATTTTCTACAACCCACTCTATAATTAACTTCACGATAAGGCTAACTAGCATAGTGACAAGAGGGTTTCCTGCTATCTCTTCCTTTAGGTTTTCTTTTATATATTTTTTACATGCTTTTTTTGCTTGCGACTTTGTAAAGTCTTGAATCGCATCGCCCCTTACTGTTGCCCATTCGTCTGCGAGCAGCAGACAAGACTCGGCTATTCTTTTGTTTCTACTTCTTCCTTTAAACTTTTTTTCAATATCTAAACCTACTGTAGTTTTAATTTCACTGTTCATTTTCTAACCACTCGTATTTAAAAGGTATATTAGGGAAGTAATCCAGTTTAAGTATCCCGCCGTCTTCCCTTAGCTCGATACCTTCTACGGTTAATTTAAGTCTTATTATCTTTTTTATTGTTACCGTTGGTTGATTTTCCTGAAAGTCTATAACGATAGACTCGTCATTCTTATATATGTCTATAGAGGTTTCACTCTGAACCTTCAGGGTAAAGTCTAAGATTTTTAGACCGTCTTCGGAAAAGATAGAAGACATCGCTTGGTATGGATTCACCATTGGTTATACATACGTCCTACAGTTTCAGCAGACTGATAACCAGTTTTATGGGATTTATATTTACCGTTTACCATTAGAACAAACTCAGGCACTACCCTAGTTTGTTTATTAAACATTAGCTGTTTGTTAGATGGTTTGTCGATGTCTACAATCCTTATCATGGCCTCTGGCTCTTCTGAAATCTTCCACTTAGGGTTGGTTTTAAATCTTGCCAACTCTTTTTGTTTCCAACTCTGGCAGGGTCCACACCAACTTGCTGTAAAAAATAATATTTGTTTTTTCTTAGATTTATTTAAACCATCTTGTTGATCTATTCCAGACTCTTTGCGTTCTTGTTCTCTGACTACCTGAGAAACCACAAGAGGGGGCGTCTGTTCTTTTTTTTTTAGATCCCCCACTTGCGGTATTTGTTTAACTTCCTGTTGGGTTACGGGTTTGGCGGGTCTACACTGACAGCCCTCTGGACTCTCTGAGCAGGGACATGGCGTTTTATGACCATCTCCGTGGATAAGTTCTTTCGTGCCGTTACATTCGCATTCATTTTGAACATCACCTCCCTCCGTGTCAAACGATTTCTCGTTGACAATAAAAGCTACAAAACCTTCTGACCTTGCCTTATCAATACTAAATTCTGTTGGTAGTGCTGAATTTCCAGCACCAACAAAAATAGACAAAGCAAACACTATTAAGACTACTACAGTAGTAGTGCTTAGTTGTAAGTTTTTCATATTATTCTCGTATTTAGTTCGCGGGGTTTAAAACCTTCATATCCACTAAACGCCCAAGAGTCACCTTTCTTGAGAATACGTCTTTCTATTTCGTCTGCGTCAACCCAGAATGATCCATCTGGCTGATCGTTTCTTTTTGGTCCACCATTCCAAGTACCCCAAGAGTTTTGAACAAGCACTCCGGGACGTTTGTACTCGTCGTCTACGCCCAATATAGACATTTGATGCGCCCAACTACCTTTTGGCGAAGCGAATCCTTCGCTATCTCTTCTAGAGCTAAACCCTTGACTGCTTGCTATTGTAACGGCATATCCGTTAGAAATCAAGTCTCTAACTTCTTCGTATGTAGTTACTTTTGAGACGGTTAATATAGGGTGTTGTTTCGCTTTTGGTATTAAAGATTTAGGAACCCCTGCGCCCCCTCTTCCCCAACTTCTTGCTTTTGAGCCACTATAAGTTGTTAGGTCTACGTTTCCGTATTTACCTCTTGGTAGCGCTCCGTACTCGTTTACATATCTTGCCGCCCAAGCGCCAATAGATCCGTCTCCACGTATTCTACCTTTGCCTATCTGAACGCGACTTCCTGCATAAATATCTTCTGTTGCAGTTTCCGCTACCCATTCTTCAAATTCTTTATTTAGAATTATGTCTACAGATTTAACAGCATCTACAGCATAAGCCGCCCCTTGAGCAACGCAGTCGCCAACGGTTTGTTTTCTTTTTGGAAATTTGCCGCCAGAAGCTTGCTTGATATAGTCGTAGAGTAAAACTTTCTTCCCTTTACCTGAACCCTTTATGGGAGTCCAAACATCTTGAAATACGGGAAATGGTAAGTCGTTCATTACCGCCTCTACCGCTGCCGGATCATCAACCCAGCCGTCATTACCGCCAAGAAATTCACTCATATTTAGTTGCCTCTGCTAAAGACTTAAATATATTGGCGAAGTCTTTTCTTTGTTGGTCTGTAGTCAGCGGTTTTGGCTGATTGTAACCAACGGAAACAAGATATTCTGAAACGGCATCAGTAAACGCTGGGTACTTTTCTCTATTCCAACCGTATGACGATTGAACTCTACCAAGAATGGGATCAAACTGCTGTGTTGCTTGTAAAGACTTGCAGTTGTTTAAATATTCAGCAGAGCCAGCAAAAAGTTTGTAAATAGTTAGCTTATCTTCTTTAGATTCTATGGAAGAGAAAGCTTGAGATACATTACCTATAGCGGAATCGTTCGCTACAACCTGTGGGGTTGCGGCTGTATAGTTTTCATAGCCCGCAACGCCCACAAGTATCGCTACAATTAAGATTGCTTTACTTTTCATCTAATTCTCCAGAAAATATTAGTGTATTTAACTTTACAACTAAATCAAAAGCTTCTTCTGACTCTATTTCTTTTGCTCTATCTTTTAAGTAGTTTAAAGCTTTAAAGTCTTCGTAGTCCTTGTTGTTTTCTGCTTCCTCGTCTTCTGAGTCTTGTTCTGGAAGTTCAAAGTTTAGAACAAGGTTTAGAATCTTTGGACCCAGTATAACCAGTGCGCCCACCCCAGCAACGGCAACCTGAATCATAGCCTGAGAGGTTAAGCCGTCAGAAAAAAACTGCTTAAAGATTAAAAGACCGAACGACCAACACAAAAGAGCCACACCTATTAGTAAATCCATTTTACTCTCCTTCTGGTGAGTCGGGTTTTACTTCTTCTTTTGAGTTATCTTTTGCCCATTTAACAATCGTGTCTAATACCAAGGTGACGATTGGAATAACTAGCGCTGTGTACGTTCCTAAGTCAATAATATGAAGATTATTCATAATATATGTGATAAACGCCGCCACTGCAACAAGTAGCCCGTTTTTCAAAACATTCATCAAATCGCCAGTGTTTATCTTAAATTTGTCCGAACCCATTTCATTCTCCTTCTAAGTAAATTAAAAAACCAAAATTCTTGTTGTTGTCTCTGTATGGGAATCCTGTGTACTTTATCTTCTTTCCTTCCGTAGAAACAGTTTCAAATTTTAATTCTCTAAGTTTTTCTGAACATGATTCAAATTCTCTTAGGAAATTTTCTCTTTGAGGTTCGTCTATGTATGAAACCCAGTCTAATCCCTTTAAATTCTTTGTACCCATCACATTGTGGAATTGTTCATTTGCCCACAATATGTTTCCACCTTCGTCTACTTCTAGTATTGCTTTCTCTATGTTATAAAATATTGCTTTGGATCTTTTGTCTAGCATGACTTGACGACGATCAATTCTGTTGACCGTATCTTTTATTGAAGATCCACCATTTGTTGTTAGTTCTTTTTTAATATCTTCTACAGAAGATACTAAAGTTTGTTGATTTTTATACAGTCTTATGGTTGGTTTTATTATGTATTTCCAGCCCCAAGCCAAGCTTGCGCAGAGTCCTCCCGCCAGCGATAATACTATTCCTACTATCTCTAAACTCATACCAAAATTCATTTGTATCTCCAAGAAAATACCCCTCCCCGAAAGGAGGGGCGTTTATGCTGCTTAATAAAGATTAAGTATTAAGCTTCACGTAAATTCTTGGCTTTGTACTCATCAGTTGTTGGAGCAGCAAGTGCGCCAAAGTGGTAAGTAAGTTCACCGGGAACTGCCTTACTAGGAGCAATCTCAGCCTTCTCAGCAGCACTACCGTCAGCAGGATTGACCATAGTAGATGCATTACCTGCATTGCTACCTTTGGTGCGACCCGGAACGATATTTGTGCTAGGCACAGCGTAGATGTCAAATGCTTCGTCTGCTTTAGATCCAATAAGTCTGTCAGTAGTTTTGGTTCTACCAACCTTAGTCGCAACATCATTAGATCCACCATCAGAGTTAACAATCTCTCTAGCTGGACTGGCGAGACGAGTGTTTGCGCTTCCTGCAAGAGTGGTCGTTACGTTTCCACCCTGCATAACCCACTGGGTTGCGCTAGCGTTGAAACCCAAGACTGCGCCGTCAGCGACATTTGCTGCAATAGCTCCAGAAACACCAACTCTATCCGTTGTCGCAGCGCCAGTACCAGCGTTTGCTACAACTTTAGAGCCAATTCTTCTTTCGCCAAGGTTATCAGCTAAAGTATTGATGGAAAGATCGTTAGTTACTGGGCTGTCTGAAGCCTTGTTTCCAGCTTTGATGATTGTACCACCATCAACGACAGCGCCGGATACTGTGTTGGTAATGTCATAACCAGCAGCAAAAGTTGCGCCTTTTGTACCAGCCAAAAAAGCAGAGCCGTACCTTGAAGGTAATGCCATATCTAAACTCCTTAGAGTTAAATTTTATTTTCCTGTGTATCCCGTAAAATGTTATTCCTATTTCCTTATTATTATACACCAGAATACAATCTGGATTTTATAATTTTAAGATTTTTTTTGATTCTTAGTCTCACCGCTTCCTTTGTGATAGATTTCTCTTTTGCTATCTCGCTTAGGGTTTTGTTTTCGTAGAATCTTCCGTACATAATGTCGGGATCTTTGCAGTTTTTTATTTCGTCCATTATATCTATGTTACTTGTGTAACCGCTTTTGTCTTCTATTAAATTAAATCCGCTATAATTGATAACTTTTAACTTTTTATTCTTGCCGTTATTATTTTTTATTTGCTTTGTACACTCTATTACTACTCCTTTATACAAAAATGTGGTTAATTTTGTATTTTTTTCTGGATTAAAGGACTTAACCGAGTTCCAAGCGGCATTTGTGATACAGCAATTTATCTCATCTTGAGAAAGAACTCCAGAGAAAGGTATTGATGCCTTTTTTGCAACATTAAGACAGTCCGAATCACTCAATATATCTTCAATTTTCATAATTTCCTCAATTAATAATTTCTTCTATTCTTTTTCTTACATCCTTGAAGTCAAACATCTGCCCAACTCCGACAAAAAAACGATACCTACTGCAAATTTTTAGAACCTCCACTCCTTCCACTTCTTCAAACTCTTTCTTTATCATGGGTGTGACGTTAAAATTTGTATGTCCTAGCCAGCAGTCATAGTTTGTGACAAGAGAAACCTGTTCGTAAAACGAGTTTGGAACTGGTACTGCCAATATCTCTTGCGATTCTAGCGCCTGTTCTAATTCTTCTTGGTATACCTCGTCTTCTTCCGTTTCTAGGTTTAGGTCTAGGTCTAAGTTCGCTGACATCATTAGAGAAGCTAAAGGTGAAGAAATCTGTTTCTTTATCATGTCTTCGTATTTTTGCCAGCCTATTTTTTTTGACATATCAACCTCCATTATATCATATCGGACGGGTTTATACAAGGTTCTTCTGAGTAATCCGCTTCAATGTCTTCTTCGTCAAATGTTATCATTCCTGCTGCTTTTTCTATTATTTTTACATATAAGTCTTGTTTTCCTGCTGATTCTAACTGAGTTTTAATTACGGATGTTACTTGAAAAAATGAGCTTGGAGAATACATACAAATTAAAGAAGCTAGGCACTCTACTGTTTCGTCTGAATCGTCTATTATTCTTACGTCTACATATATCTGACCATCTTTTTCCACGTATATAGTAATTCCTGCTTTTACATCGCTCTTTTTAGAAAAAAGACTTTTTATTTTTTTAAACATCTTATCATCTCTCTTGCTGTATTTTGCCAAGAGAATCTTTTAGCGGTTTCTATTCCTGCTAGATTTACAGTACCCTTCTTGTCAAGGATATATTTCATCATTTTCATGTACAGATCCATTTCTTCGTGCGCTCCAATCTTCGCCCAGTTACCCTGACCAAAGAACCATTTGTTGTCAAACGCTGGCTCTACGTCAGTTATCGACACAAGACCTGCGTTTTCTTTAGTACAAAATTCAGTGTGCGCTGAATAATCTGTTGCTACAACGTGCTTTCCTGCCGCCATCATCTCTAGTAATTCTAGATTCCAGCCTTCTCCGCGAGAAGGAAATACACCGCAATCTACTTGGGACATTATATTATACACTTCTGCCTGTGTATCAGCCCTTGGAATTAGTTTGACTTTAGGGTGATTGTATAGCTGATGCCATTTTGCATCTTCTTCGGGCGAGTTGAATGGATTTGTACACATCATCCACAATTCAGCATCTTCTCCGTGTTCAAGCACCTTTTTGAAGGCATTGATGAGAATATCGTGACCCTTGCGGATCTCCCACTTGCCACAGTTGAAGAAAATCGTTTTGTCGTCCTGTCTTACTAGTGCTGGCGGGAACAGTTCTGCGTCTACGCCAAGGGGTACAACGTGAACTTTTGCGTCAGCATCTAAGTATGTATGACCATTGGGAGACATATACAACTGATCCAGACATACCTGTTTCGCCCACTGAGAGCAAACCATCAATTCGTCACAGGAATTTAGATGATGCTTCTCCAATTCGTTAAAAGTATCCAACTCAAAGATAGGAAATCCAATAAATTTACCTGACCCTATGCGTTCTGCCATCTGGTTCTGATGCCATATTTTTACGCAGGGTGCTTGTGGGTCAAATGTCTGAGCTAATCTCATCCCTCTTCTAACCGCATAGGCATCTTCTTCGTTTGTTACTTGAGGTTGACCAATAGGAAAGAATGAAACCTCTACCTCCTCTTCGTAAAGCGCTTTAAGGATATTCAAACCAGCAACGCCATATCCTAACTGATTGATTGGTGCTTGTAGATTTAATTTCATCGCTTTCCATACTCCGTAATAAAATCTTGTACCGTTTTAATGTTAGGGGTTTTCTCAAAAATAGTCTGCGCTTCTGCTTTTGCTTTTCTTGCTGGCGTTCCAAGTCCAGTAAGCGCGTCTACACAATCTTTCATCAGATTATTATCAAACGCTGGCTTTTGTAATTCTGCTAACTGTTTTTTCAGTTTAGCAATCTCAACCTGTCTTTTAAGTTCTTTTAGTTCGTCTTTTTCTTCCACAACGATTTTAACTTCTTGAGGTTGTTCAATCACCTCATCGTCTGTTATATAACCTAGATCAAAATTATTGCTAAGTTGTAAAGGCTTTTCTGTCTTTGAAAGAAAACCTCCGATTGCGGATAAAGTAAATATTACAACTAATGATCCTAGTATTAACTGCGCTATTATATCTCTTGTTTGGTGATCTGAAAATAATTCTATATTTGTGTAGTCTGCTAATATCATTTTGATGCCTAGATAAAAAGACCCCCGCCAAGAGCTTGCCTGACGGGGGTGTGGTTTGCCTTAGAGATTGATGGTTTACTGGTTGAGATTTACGATAGAGCTTGGGTCTGGACCAAGTGAGATTTCGTCTGCCATGATGCAAACAGAACTTCTCTTAACCTTGTTCTCGTCCTCGTAGTCATCTACCTTAACTTTACCCTGAATTGATACAATCCTACCCTTCAGTAGTCTTGGCTGTAGACTTTCCGCCATCTTACCAAAACATAAAACATTTACAAACAATGTGTCATCGTTACGACGATCATTTACTGCTAGGCGAAACTTACTCATAGCCGTACCCTTCTTGGTGGTAAGAAGTTCTGCGTCTTTAGTGAGTCTACCGCAACCAAGCCAACAATTCAAGTTCATCTTTTTCTCCAATACTAAAACTAAATTAAATACAAAATTAAGGGGTGTTCTCGACGGGCGATGCGTTTTCTTGCGATTCTGCCCTATGAGAATCAAGAACTTTAACCCCTTGTTCTAAATAATCATTGAGTCTTACGATCTCATCTGATATTTGTTCTCTTTGTAGAGATAATCTTTCAATCTCTTGTTTTACGTTTGTAAGGTGCGCTTCTGTCATGTCTAATAGTTCTTTCATAGTTTTCTCCTTTCTACATTATTATAGCTCGTAGGCTATGTTTTGTCAATACAAATATTAAATATTATTCTTAACACTGTAAATCTACACCGACTACGTTTATACCTGTGAAGAACCTTGTGTCCCGCAGGTAATCAGTAGTGTTTATGAGCAGTATCTTACAAGCTAATATAAATTTTTACGCTTCGGCTTACGCCGTCTTCACAGGTCCAAGTTACTCGCCAGTATTGCTTGGGTTTTATTTTTCGATACCTTGGAGTGGTCGTACACTCTCACCTAACTCATATTCATAATTGGGTAAGACTATAAACTTCACCCGATTTTAGTTTTATACATGATTATTATGAAAGCCGACACTGTACTACCATTGCCGACAATCATATTATAACCATTCAACAAACTTATTTCAATCTCTAATCCTAAATTTTACCAATAACATCTCGATCTGTTCGTTTCAGGTAAGACAAACTGATTAAATTAAAAAGTTTGCATCACAACTCTAGCTTCCGTAAGCATATCGTGGGCTAACTGAAAATTACTAACCCATCTAGTTTCTTCATTCTCTACACTCACAACGCGCTGTACGCCCGCCTGAATGATTAGTGACGCACATCTACTGCAAGGCTGAAACGGCCATGTATAGATCGTACAGCCCTTGGTTGGAGCATTTGCGAACAGGAGCGCGTTTGCTTCTGCGTGTACTACCATGTCGTACTTCAAGTCTCTATTATCTAATCGGTGGTCGTCCTTAACACCTTTAGGGAAACCGTTGTAGCCAATGGAAATAACCCTGTTGTCATCATCCACAATAACTGCACCCACTTTTGTAGACGGGTCTTTGCTAAACGTAGATACAGTTTTAGCTAACTCTAAAAAGTTCTTGTCCCATTTATTCATTTAACACTCCGTATCGTCTTCGTCCCAAGTATAATACCTATCTAAGAATCTATCATAAGTATTAGCTGCTGTCAAGTCTTTACAAATCAATTTATACAATTCTTTGGGAAACATCATCATTCCCCTATCTTTAAAAAGTTTTGTCTTTACAGACTTAATTTCTTTGTCGGCTTTATAAATGTATATTCTACATTCACGCTGCTTGAGTTTTACAACCCAGTCCTGTATCTTACACTGTACTAACATTTCTCCTCCTTATTAGTATGACCCTACGGGAACTCGAATCCCGATTGCCGCCGTGAAAGGGCGGTGTCCTAACCGATTAGACGATAGGGCCGCAAGTGAGTGACGGGATTTGCACCCGCGAATCTAGTCTTGTCGATCTGTCTAATCGCTCTAGGCTTCCGACTTCACTCATTTGTGCTACGATATAGTAAAGCCCCGTTTGGATAATAAGGACGAGGCGACTCCCCAGACAGCTTACGCTGCCAATGCGAGACTTTCATCTGCAATTAAAAGGTTGATAGATTTTTAACGTAGCCCTTCTATCAACTACGGCATGAGATACATTACGTCATATTGTATGTCGAATCTAAGTCATCCCCGTAAGTGGAGATGGAGGGAATTGCACCCTCGTCCATGACAACATCAATAATAATCTTTATACATGCTTGTTAAAATGGCCCATCGTCTGCGCTATCATGAAATCTTGTGATAGCTTTCTCTAACGCTCCCTTAAACTTACCTGTAACAACATAAGAAAAACTACCGTCTGCTTCCACCATCTGCTCTAGCATCCCTTGGTGAAACATCATAAACAATTCTTCGCCAACATATTGCATGGCGACTTCTTTCATTTTTAGTATTGATGGCTTATCGTTCATTTCAAATTTCATTATGTTAAAGGAAACGCTTTCTGATTCTGGTCTTATATTCTCCACTTTATTCAAGTGGGACTTTGCTTTTCTCATAGTATCATACACGCCAAGTGGCTCAGAAACAACTCTTTCAGGCGTACTAATCAACATTTCTAATAAATATACTGTCATTTTTTTATCCTTTGTAGGGCCATGTCTCTCTTAGTATATCGGTAACTCCGGGGATGTCAACCAGCCATCTTCCATATTTTCCTGTTTTTGTTGTTCTTATTTTTACCCACCATTCTTCATCTGGTAAATCCTCAAAGTTTATTTCTGCGACAGACTTTAATAATCCCGCACAGACAGCGGTAGCCTTTGACCAATCTTCATGTCCTCGTTCTGGCGTATCAACACCAATAAGTCTAGTTCTGATCTTTATATTGATATTAAATCCAAGATCAACAATAAAGTCTACAGTGTCTCCATCAACAACACGATCAACTTTAGCATTATATTCATACATTAATCTATATTCCTTATAATATTATTATCAAGTTCAGGCATAATTCTGGCACTAGGTGTAGCCATAAATGAATAAAATGAATACACCAGCATACAAAATGCTATCGTAGCGAGAAGTGACGCACCAATCATTTTCATACCCTCAATATCTAAACTAAGTTTTAGTTTTACTTTTTTCGCTGTTCTTTTATATTTAAACTTTGCTGGCAGCTTTTTAGGTGGAGGTTTGTTTCGTCGAAACATGTCCTCCAAACCCTTTTCTGCTGCCCTTTGGGTTTGAGATTTAACCCTTGCGTCAGTTTTCATTTAACGGCAACCAAGACCCAAAGTTTCGCTTCAATGTTTCAATCCTGTCCTCTGCATCAGCAAGACTAGAAAGCGCCTCGTTTAGATTGTTATGTAGATCGTCTGTGCTATGATCTCCAATACCTGCTGGGTGATCCAGCATAATCTCCAAACTTGTCATTGCCTCTGCTCTATCTGATGCTGCTTTCATCATCAAAGAATTTAATGCCTGTGCTTTAAAACTCATTTAACCAATCCTCCAATTTAACTTTAGGTTTCCAATTTAAAATATGTCCCGCCTTACAGGTGTCGGCTTGAGTGTCACGCGCCTCTCCAAGTCTAGGTGCGATATGTGTTACTTCTCCACCAATCATTCTCGCAATATCATTTACAGAATGATTAACTCCTGTTCCGATGTTAAACAATTCGCCACATGCTTCTTCTGGCGCAGTCATAGCCGCGATATTTGCCGCCACAACGTCTGAAACATGCGTGTAGTCTCTTGTTTGTTCTCCGTCACCCACTACGGTCATTGGTTCGCCAGCAGCAGATTGTCTCTGGAATAGCCCAACTACAGGCGCATACTGACCCTTGGTTGGTTGTCGTTCGCCGTACACATTAAAGTATCGGAATGTCACTGTTTCTAATCCATATAAATTAGTATACATCTTACAAAAATCTTCGCCAGCAGTCTTTGTAATAGAGTAAGGATTCAAGCAATCCTTCTTCATGTCCTCTCTATGAGGTATAGGATTTACAAGACCATACGCAGATGATGTAGATGAATACATCACTCGCTTTACACCATAGTCTAACGCATACTTTAGTATTCTGCAAGTGCCTAATTCATTAGTTTCTATCGCGAGTTCTGGATTTTCTAATGCTGGTTGAATCCTAGACTCTGCTGCTAGATGAAATACATAATCTACATTTTGAAATAACCCAGAAATATATGAGTTCGTTATGGATATACAATGATACTCTGCTTTATCATTGAAATAAAATTGATCGTGAGCAGTGGCAGATTGATTATCAATAACAATAACGGTATGTCCCAGATCAACCAGTCTGTCTACAACATGAGAACCAATAAATCCTGCTCCACCTGTTACTATACATTTCATATTATGTCTCCCTGTTCAACTTAAAAGCATCAAGCGTACACTTGAATGGGTTTCCTTGTATATTCTCAACCAACTCTAACATTTTAGCAGCAATCTCGCGTATTTCAACCTGTGCATGTTCAGAATTACGAAGTTTCTGGAAATTAGCAAAGGATCGCATATTAAAGGAGATGTCTGCCTGAATCTGACTGTTGTACGTCTTGAAGAATCTCGCTGACTCTTTTGCTCTCTTACGCCCCAGTGCAGGGGTCAAGTCCTCTACGCACTGGTGATAAAGTTTATTGCCTAATTCAGTATAATCTTTTAATATATCGCTCCACTTATCACCCTCTATAAAGCATGAATTAAAGAGCGTATCTGCATGTGGTAAGTTCACAACAACCTCTGCATCTTTTGATAATTTTACATCACCCCAATCTTCCGGCAGGAAGTATTTATCTTCTTTTAATTCCTTGTACCTAGCTGACTCAGCATTAAGACTACTAATGCGATGTTTAAGCAAATGAATATGACTAGCAATGTCTGTGTCAACAAGAAAGTGAACCGAGCCTTTTTCAAAAGGCGTTTCATGTCCGTTGATCCAGAGCATCTCAATAAGTCTTTGTATTCGTCCTCGTTTTTCATCCGTAAGATTCCTGCTTGTACTCGTCCATGCTGAACAGGCGATGACCTCATCGCTGCCGTAGTGTCCTAAAAGTTCTACTTTATTGTCCATCTTTAACCTTTTGCAAGAGAGTGCTTGATGATTCTGTTTTACCGCCACCTACATTGTAAAGCAAGTGGATGTCATTCTGCTGACAGAACTCTGACTCTGGCGTGTTTCCTTCTTTTCTGTCTCCACCATTCATAAAGTAAAGACCAATCATAAATGGATCATCAGCGTATCGTTTATGTATCTGTGCGATAGACCTTACTACCGTTCCATCTTCGTCAACAGAAACCATAGCTTTGTCTACACAAGACAAGGCATTAACAATTCTAAGCCTAGCGTTATCATCCATAAACTGCTTAGAACCTTTAAGTGCAACCTGATGATCGTTATTAACAATTACATACAGTATGTCACACTCCCGCCTTGCTCCTTCAAGATAGTCCAAGTGTCCTGTGTGAACTGGATTAAAATATCCAGATACAATTCCTACTCTCATGTAAAAATCTCCTTTACTCTTTCCCAAAGTGTTTTCTTTTTACCTTTGCCTGACTCCCAACGCTCTCGCATCTCTCTTATTCTATACTCTTTATCGAGTTTGTCAATGTTGTCCTTTAGTTTTTTACTGACAATCTTTTGACTTTTCATAAAACGACTGTCAGACATATTTGAATCGCCTCTCATTCCAACGGACTCCAATTATTTTCTAAGTACCAGTCATCCTTGTCTATTTTAACCTCAGTAAAGCTAATCTCTACGTTACCAATCCACACAGCACTTATTCTGTAGTGCCGTGTTTCTTTTACGCGAGCGCATTTTCCATTCTCATTGATAAGTTTTTTAAAACCCTGATAATTCATCTTGATTTCACCACCAAAGAAGTCACTGGGTCCATACCCAGACTCCACTAGATAATCCCAGACTTCAATAGTTTCTTTCCACAACTCTTTTTTGTTTATGGAATGTATTGGTTTATCACAAACTATTTCTTCCACGTTCATCTTCTACTCCGTTAGAGACAACAAAAGACCACTGGAAGCTTTCTACTTCCGAGTCAGTGGCTTCTTTAACAACTTCGTCATCATACCTGCCTTCTTCTATGGCATAGTATGTTTCTTCTTCATTTGCTTCGTCCAATTTTATTCTCCACTTGAAATTCTTTGGTAAATTAAATCTAAACTTTGTTTTTGAAACAAGTTGTTAGAAGCAAAGGCTCTAACAGACAAATCTATTCTTCTTAAATCTTCTATGACCTGATCGAACGTAGCAGGTACAACCTCATTGCCATCTTTGTCTGATTTAAATTCAGAGAAGGGTTGCTGGACGTAGGATTCTTCCATACCCTCTGGCATCTTTGGTTTATCTGGTATGGGACGACCCAAATCATCCACATCCAACCCACTTTGCAGCGAAACAAACACGCCACCCTTACTACCGAAATCTTCTTCTCCTACACCTTCTTCGTCCATTTTCTTTATAATATCCATCAAAACGTCTGCGTTTTGCGACTGAGTGAAAGAAACCACTCCTATAGAGTTGATTATCTTAGTATTCCACTGGATCATTTCTTTTGCTTTGTCGTTCTTAATCTTAATCCACCAACACAACCCTAGTATTACCAACAAGTTCAACACTCTCAAAACATTAGTTTTAGTTGAGCATTTCATACCGCTACTCCATATATGAGGTTTATTTAGTGTATCGTATTATACACCATCAGTATAACATTAACACTTATACTTGTCAACACCTACCTTATGTTAATTTATATTCCCTACTGATGGAACTGCGGAACCAACCTGTCCACAAACTCGCGCCACTCCTGAGTAATCACCGGAGGCTTCTGATTTGGTAATTTTGTAAGCCCCCTCCTGAACTCGCTGCGAAAAAACTCTCTGTCTGCTGTCTCTGGGTCGTACTGGGTATATGTTTCTACAAATATCTTTGACTTTATAAGTCTGGGAAAACCCTTGTCTAAAAACTTTACCTCCCAGTATCTTGTTTTAAAGTTCTTGAATGGATAATACTTACCTCCAACAAAATCTCCACGATAGGCACTGGCGTTTAAAAAGTCTCGTCTAACTTCCCAGTCTCTAATTTTATCTGCATAAGCCCTTATACCCTTGTCCCACTTCTTCTTACCTTCCTCTGTCTTTTTGTAAGCATCTTTCATCATAATCCAATGCTGAACACGAAACACGCTCTTTCTACCATACCAATCCCAACAGATTAACTGGGACCAGACCTCAACACCCCACTCGTTATGATAGTGGTTTACTTCAATCCTACTAAAAGTATCGACTATAGTTGGGTCGTTGTCAATCCTAAAACACAATAAAAGTAAAATTAACTTAACCATCTGACTACGGACCCCACAGCAAAAAGGTAAACAAACAAAACATTAAGCATGGCGATTAGTGCCACTAGCGAAAGCGCGATAGACTTCCAACTAAACTTATCTCGGTTTTCAATTCTTGGAGGTTGATACGGATTCATCTCATTTTATTCCTTTGTGTTTAATTCCAAAACCTGTGCAGATAATTCTAATTGTTTTGCTTTGCTTGTTCCAAACGTAAATGAATGGACCCTTCTTTTTCGCTGACTCTACAGGTACAAGTTTAATCTCTTTTTGAGAAAGAAGTCTCAACGCTGTAAGCTGTCTACCGTCTTTGTGCTTCCACTTTTTAATTTTGTTGCTCCAAGTCCAATTTTCTTTAAACTCAACAACCTGCTTGTATTTGCTGGGTATTGAGTTGTTTTTAACGGTTTTGTACTCTGCTGCCTGTGAAAAAGATGCGGCAAGTGCGACTGCGATTACGATTAGATTTCTCATAGTTCTACTCCTAAGTAAAGAAAAGTTTAATTCAGGACACTATCGTCACTCATTTGTCAACTCCTTTGGGGCGGAAGTCATTGTTAATATCTAAATCATATTTAATTCTAATTTCACCCATTATTCGATGGCACTTCTCGTAAATGTCATACATAAACCTGTTATCTTCGTAAGAAAAGTCTTGTTGGTAGTGCATAGACTTTGCGATTTGCTGCATCTGCTTTAAAGACTTACAAAGACTTCTTGGTGTGTGGGATTTTTGTTTACTCATTTGTCAACTCCTTCAAAACCCACCACATACGACCATCACCGTTCTCATAAGATTCGTTGTTTTTGTTATCATCTTCTTCAAATACTAATCCATAATCTTGTAAAAGATAATTAACACTATCAACAACACTATCAAGTTGATCGTCGTAATCTATTACTAAATATTCTACATCATCTTCACTCATTTGTCAACTCCTTCAAAGATATTACCGATTACTTCTTTATATTCAGGATGAATGCCGCCATAATAGTCATTTGGCTCGTCTGACTTCACATCTTTTCCGTTATAATCTCGGATGTTAAATTCACACCACTGTTCTCCCGAATATGCTTTTGCCCACTTTATTTCTGTTCGCTCCTTTGAACCGAAAGATTCTCCCTTTTTGTTGTTATTTACAATAGCGTCGAAATAACCCAAGATGTCGCCCTCGTAAATCTCCACACCATTCTTGTCTTTAAGTCCTGTGTATTGTTGAACAGCCCATTCTGCTTGAGTTTCTAAATAACGACTACCAAGAGGTGTGGTAGTCTCAACCATAGCCAAGCCGTTTGCTTGATGAATAACAAAAGACTCTCTAAACTTTTCACCATCCCACGCCCTAAACTTAATCTCTCTCATTTGTCAACTCCTTTCAGGGTACAAAACCCCTCCACTTATAAATATCTGGCGGTAATTAGTAAGACCTATCTTCTCGGTATCGTGGGTCGGCAATTCTTGCAGTTCCTTCTTCATATCTCTTGAGAACTTCCTTATCTTCTTCCATTACTTTATTAGCAACCTTCATTTGATCTTCCTGTCCCATCAAACTTCTCAAAGGTTGAGCAAGTGCCTCGCCCAGTTCTTGAAAAGCAGCACAGGCACGAATCGCTGCGTCCTTGGACTTGAGTTCTATGTCCCAGTCGTATGCGTCACTGACAGGATGACCTGTAGGCATGTCTGCATGTTTGCGTGGATTCTTATGATCTGGCATAGACTCGCTGTAGTGGAACAGAGGTTTGATCTTACCCCAAGTCTTAACACATTCCTCCATAGGATAAAAATAATCTCCATTAAAAGGAAGAAACTGTGAGGGATTACACTTGTCGTGTAGGTTATCGTAAGTAATTGGAATATCAAAATGTTCTAGCAAATTAGCAACAGTCCAACAACCTTTGTCCTCGTTCTCAATCACTAGCCTGCTGGTTACGCTCTGATCGCACTTGTTTAGGTTGGACATGAAGCGAGCAGCAATATCGGCAAGGTCGCCCTTGGTGCAGTTGACATGAATATTCATAGGATTGTAGTAACTACGCTCACAACCCAGCATGTCCATGACCCAACCGTGATGGTTGAGTTCTGCAATAGTCTTGTCTACTGACGCTTGATTCTCGCTGGCAAGCACGTTGAACTGGTCTGGATGCGTAGACAAACGAACCTGCCATGTCTCGTTGTAATAAACGATGTCACGAAATTCCTCGATGATCTGCTCGTACTGAGGTACGTTATGTACGCCATACTCAAACTCTGGATGAGTCAGGCATGGAAACAATGCGCTTGATACACGGTATCCCCAGCCGTTGTCTGCACAGTGTTCTATGCAAAGACGAGTTACCTCCACGTTATTAAGCCAACGCTGGCCTAACTGATCTAGTGCGTACTCTGCACCATGCTCGTCACGCAGTTGGTTAAATCGCTTCCAAGTCATAGTCTGAAACTTGTAGCCTTGCTCTTTGAGTTCGTTGCTAATACAGCATAAGTTATACATAGTTGATTCCTAAATGAGATAAACCCGATGACACACTATCATTATATAGTATGTATCGGGCATGTCAAGCATAAACTTTAAAAATAGTAGTGCGAATGGGAGTCGAACCCATACTGGATAGATTTTAAGTCTAGTGTCTCTGCCGTTGGACTACCGCACCAAAAAAAAGGGAGCAGGCGAACCCACTCCCAACCACCAACCACAGTGGAGTTTACCAAGAATCGTTGATTACATCACCATCTTCTAGTTCGTCGAGGTAATCTTCCTCGTCACAGTAATCATCAACGACTGCTGTTTCAATAATGTCTCTAGCGACATCTACTACCTCGTAGGTACGGCAGCGAAGTTTCTGGAAATCGCAATCCGTAGGGATGCTGACCACATCGCGTGGATCAATCTTAACCAAAACAACTTTACCGTCACTGCCTGCCCAACCGCTGGCATATTCAAAAGTACCAGCGTGAAGTCCAGAGCCGCAACCGTTGTTGCAGTTGTCGTCTACCTTGCGGCGTTTCATCGCTGGTGCATCGCCAACATTATTGCGATGCGAACAGCCAGTATATCGGTCAACCAAATCACCCTCTTTAAGAGTGTTACCATCCAAATCATCTTGCTCTGGACCCGAATAAACTACTACACCCTTGTAGCCAAGGATGTAACCATCTGGCGTGATAGCAAGACCCTTATGCTGAATCCAATCGTAGAACTCAGTGACCGCACGATGACTGACGTTCTCGTACAGGTTTTCCAAGAACTTGAGCATGGGCTTATGATCCCATCCTTCTTTGAGCATCTGCACGATGCGACTGGTGATGACCTTGCGTACAGGTTCATCGTCATAGAACAGAAACCCGTCCACAAACCGGAAGTCGCCTTCCGACCAGTTCTCAATAGTATGACCAGTTTCCAGAAGTCTAATAAATTCTTCTGCGTCACCAGTCTTTACGCACTCTACCAGATTGATATATTCTGGATGAGTGGGATCGAAGATTACTGGCTTGTTTTCTACAGTAACGTGCCAGTGACCTTTTCCATCTTTGATGTGTGGAAGATGCGACATTCTAAATTCTCCTAAAAGTGATTGACCGAAAGTTATGTTTTAATTATACTACTGTTATCGGATATGTCAATACATATCTTTAAGATTTTCTGTGGATTTTTCTACATCTTCGTAGTAGCGATCCATGTTGTCATCCACTCCTGCGTCCCATGCGTCATGGTCTAAAATATCTACAACATATGTTTCATCTGGACAGTAGACCGATTGAATGATTCCATCGTGAATCTCTACGACGATATGTTTATCACTGTTTGTTTTACTCACTTGAATAACCCTTTCTTTTTCTTCTCTACATATCTTCCTAAAGTTCTATCCTGTATCGTCTTGTTGGTGGGATTGTAGTGTAGAAAATAACTACGCTCTGCAATCCTATTTGTCCAACAAAACTCACCTTCGCCTTCTACTTCATACTTCTCAAAAACATCAAGACGATGACGCTCGTAGTCTCCTTGGGTCCAGAGGTGAGCATCACGAATCTTTACGATATTTACTCCATCTGTGTTTACATTATTCTCTACCCATAACATTAACTCGTCCCTTGGAATAATCTTCTTGTCTTTACGCATTGGTACTGGTGACGGTAAACCCATTTACTTTCTCCTTAATGTGGTTGATTAAAATGTCTAACTGACTGTCGCTGGCGTGAGAACCATTCCAGTGTAGCAATTCTACAACAGGATACTCAGCAACAAACTTGTCTGCAATCTGCTGCAACTTATCTTCTGACTTGATCTTGTGACCAAGACCCAAGACGTTGTAAGCAAACTTGTCAGAGTGTTCTGCTTTTGCCAACTCTACAGTGTCATTATACTCCTTGACAATCTCGTTGTCAAACCTGTTTCCAAGTTTTCTGAATAATTCTTGATACGGATTTTCACTATTTCTATTTTTCTCGATTACCTCGATGTCTAGCATACTTACTGACTCTCGCTGGATGTACTCGCCAAGACTAATCCAGTTGCCCTGCTTGAACGCTTTGGTTTTCAGGAAAGCAGTCTTGAGTCCGTAGATAGAATTGATAGCAACACTAAGATGCTCAAGACTATCCATGATATTCTTAAATTGATCCATGCCGTAACTTTGCGATTCATACCTGTTGATCTCAACATACACTCGCTCACTACCATCGTTGTCAATCTCAACGTCATCCCAGCACTCATTTGCCTTGACTCTCCATCCAGTAGTCTTGCCGTTCCACTCAGCAACCTTTGATCTTGTAGGAGTTGATCCTCCGTAGCTATTGCTACTTTTCGGCACAACTTCTTCCAAATCTTCAATTAAATCGGCAGGAATACCAAACAAATCAATTTGCTCCTGCTTGAGCAGCACAATTTGTAAACCTCTCTTGTTGCGCATCCATTCCATGATACGAGTTTTCATGCGGTCTTTGTGCAGGAAGTACCTAATATCCCAATCGTTACTGTTTACAAGTGGCAACCTAGTAAGACTCTCGATGTCTGGTGAATCTCTGTGCCAAGTGCCTCGCTTGTACGCAGCAATACGTTCTTCGCCCTCTTTGACGGATGGTAGGCTGAACTTATCAAAGTCTAAGCTAGAACTTCTTAAAACGCTACGCATAGAACCTGAGTAAACTTCTTCTTTCTTCTTTGCTCTTGCGAAAGCACATTGCTCTGCTTCTAGTTTATCGTAAACAACCTGTGAAAGACTATCCTGAACCTGCTGGATGCGAGACTTGAGCAATTTCTTGGTGCTGTCGTCCATCGACAATTCTTCTCGACCAGCATTGAAAGACAGATCGCCAATGTTGAAGTTAATAAATCCAGACAGATCGCTTTTGTAATCGCTTGGAATCTTGTACGCGACATTACCCATACGAGCATACAGACTACCATAACCAGTATTGAACGAACCCTCATCGCAAACAAATTTGTAATATCCTTTGGATTTGAGAATATACTTTACTACTTCTTTGTCATTGATATTTGGCAATACATCAAAATATTTGAATACATTTACTGCTTCGTCCTCAAAGTCATCTTGCCTACCTTCTACTGACATGCTGACCTCCAAACCGTTTGGTTCGTCAGTATCGCTGGATGCAAGCGTGGCGATTTGTGGTTCACCATACTCGTCCTTGTAGCAGCAGTAGTCGGTCTTGACTCCGTTGTAATAACTTACAACAGTAAAACTGTCAACAAGAGAGAACGCTGACTTGCTGCCTAAACCCAACGCTCCCACAAAATCATTACTATTAGTTTTAGTAGAATGAAAGTAAGTAGTGAATATTTCACGAACCTGCTGGTCCGAGAGTCCAGTCCCATAATCACGAACTGAGAAGTAAGGCTCAAGCAGAGTAGGAAGGTGAACATCCCAAGGTTCCCCGTTACCAGCAGCAACATGAGCATCATACGCATTGCAGTTGTATTCGCGAATGACGGCACGAACCTTGTTAGTGTAAATGTTACTGGACAGAATCTCAAATGCCTTGGCACTTGCCTGAATCTTGAAACCAGATGTTTTGAAGTCATTTGAAACGCTAACATCACGCTTATCATTTGAAAGAATCGCCATAGTTAAATCTCCTAGTAAGTGGTTGGTATGTCTCTATTATACAGTGGTTATCGTCACTGTCAAGTGGTTTCTTTAGAAATTTCTAAATATCTTTCAATATCTTTTACAACATCCTCATACAAATGACCATCCATATGAACGACACTACCTGCCGACACACAATCCTTGCTTTCTAGTAATTCTTTCAAGATATAGTTGATATTTCGTTGTGCTTCTTTTTTACGCATCGCCTCGCTCTTTCCCTTCCTAAAGACGGATTCTTCCATTATGGTAAACGACTGGTCGCAAGAGCGTCCAAGGATAAACCAAGTCTTTCCCTCTGCCGAAAAAGTATCACCTTCCGCAAGGTGGTCCCTCTGACTGCCCAAGTTCCAAAGGTCACTATGCAAGTCGTAGTAAAAAACTGTGTCGTCATATAGGTCGCGTTGTAATCCACTCATCGTAATTCTCCTTCAAGTCGATCTATCAATTCGCGCATTTCCATGTTTTCTTCTGTATCTTCTTCTTCTTCCTGTGGGCAAGAGAAATGCTCCTTAATCATATGGAGCAACTGCAAAGATTTACTGACCTCTGCTAGTGCCTCATGTGCCTCTTGGTAGGAGAAAACTCTGGGGGCATCGGCTGAACCCAGATTATCGTAATATTCATCTACAGTCTGGCAAGGTCGGGCGTCTATACCAAAAAGCACCTCAAAAACCTCTTTTTCAAATTCATCCCGTTCTTCTTGCATACAAGCAAATTCTTCATCGTCGGTCATCTTCAATCTCCTGTGGTTGGTAAATAAATAAGAGGTGGGAATCCAACTTCATCGGGTTATGGTTTGGACGACACCCTGATCGCGCCTCACCCACACTCTCATTCTAATATAGTTATCGGAACTGTCAATACTAATCTTCAATTAAATATGGGAATAATGTTGGCATAAAGTCTTGTAAAACACTATCTGGTACTTCGCTTTTTAATAGTTTACCGTTAGCTTTACTTGTGCCAATATATTCTTTTTTTATTCTATCAACTAAAGTTGGTTTTAAAAGTTTACCAGTAATTTCGCATTGTTCAACATCTAAATTCTGACTCTTAATAATTGTAAGGATCACTTCTGCAAATTGTTGTTCTTTGACCTTTTTAAAAGAATTTATGGTATGGTGCTTTTTTTGACTTCTGAAAAAAGCTAAAATCTCATCCAATTTCCCGCAATCTTCTGCCGTTCTTAACATAGTAATACAACCAAGTTTAATGTCTTGTGTTGCAGATTCCATCAATGAAAATCCACCATGATGAACCTTTCCTACAATCGACATCGCTGTTCGATCTCCATGACAGAACTCAGCCATTATTAAAGCATTGTTATTTAATCCAGATCGCTCTTTATTAAGCTGTACAAATAGTTTTGCTTCTTCTTGAACCGGATCGGGGACTGATGTGAAGTCATACAGCGCTATTCTTACGAGCTTGTTTTTCATTTGTGCTGCGCTTTTCCTGTGCTGACCTTCAAATACCGATTTGGTTCCGTCTGCTCTGTGTGATACCTGTAAGACACCAGCCATAACATCGTTAAAATTTTTAGCTATTTTTCTAACTTTAGCTTTTGACACTTTTCTTTGGTAGCTTGTATCTACAGTTAAAGTATTTGGATCAACCCCGTCAATCAACTTGCACTTCAAATTATTTAACACTTCAAAATTCTCCTGTGGTTAGTAATAAGTAACACTCTTATTATAATACTGTTATCGGAACTGTCAAGTAATTACTTTACCAATTTCTTAAAATATTCCACATGATTAAGATGTTACAGATTATTGCCTGTAAAACTATAATGGTTCTAATCAAAGCGATTGTATCCGCTTCTTTGTTATCACCGATCTTTTCGCCAAGGGCTTTTGCCCATAATTTCCAAAACTTTTTCATAGCACTCGCGGCAAGACTCGAACCTGCGACCTACGGATTAGAAGTCCGTTGCTCTATCCAACTGAGCTACGCGAGCGTAAAGGGCGCAAACAGTACAAACGTAAACACTGGTCTGCTGACAGACAAACCTTTCCTGATTCCCGCTTCCAAGCGATACAGCGAACCCAAGACTCAGGGAGGATCACTTACAGCCTCCCGTCTTATCTCAGTAATGACTAGCCCTGTCAAGCCGGTCATCGTTATTACGCAAAGTTACGTTCAATTACTCCTGTTTACAAACCCTAAGTAGACTCGGAGTGACTTGAACACTCGACCTGCCGATTATGAGTCGGATGCTCTAACCAACTGAGCTACGAGTCCGTAAGTAGTGCAGGTAGGAGTTGAACCTACGGAGGCGAGTATATAAGACTCGCGTGGATAACCGATCCTCCGCACCATGTTGTCCCTATTATAACATCGGGACTTCGTATGTCAAACTTTAATCAAAAAGTTTAGCAGCATCGTCGAACACGATTTAGCAATCGTTGAAGTGGTCGCATTGCACGAACACGGCAGACTGTCGATCTTACAGGTTGAGCAGAGACAACTCTCGAAACAACCGTTCGCACTGGCGTACATCCACTGGTACACTCGCCAGCATCAGCAGAACCAGCCATCAAAGCACAACTCAAAACCGCAGCAGCAACAAATTTCATCCTAAAATCCTTTTCTAAAGAGTAACTTCAAACAACACATATATAATAGCACTGAACAGCGCGATGTCAACAGCAAAAAACAACATTTCTGTTATTTTCATGGATGCACCCCCAACTCTGTGTCAAGGGTAGACAACATTTGTTCAATGTTAAAACTTTCTTCCTCTACAGAGGTAACATCGTCACAATACGCCGACAACTGAATCAAAGTATTCCACAAAAGAAACTTTAGTTCGTCAGTATTTGGTTCAATGTCACCTTTAATTAGTTTATCTGCAATATTCATTTTAAATCCTTTGGTAAGTGGTTCGTATGTTCCTATTCTACATCAAGTATCGTCATTGTCAAGAG